GAGACTTCAAGGCGAGTTGACTTGTTAAAAGCTTCAACACAAACGTTACAGGACATCGTAAGATTAGATACTTGTTAACATTTTTAAAACATTTTCAGTTTTTTACAACTTAAAAGTCAGCATCAAATCCAATTTCACGGTCTTCTGCAGTCGTTCCAACATTTGCTTTGCTATAATTAGAGTTTGTGACTTCAAAGAAGTTTCCTTTTTCATTCACAGAAATGAGTTCCATAAATGTAAAAGGATTTTTTGCATTATAGATTGGTGAATACTCAAGTAAGATCAACCATCTATTAGCTACATATTCAATATATTCACACATGAGTTTGCAGTTCATTCCAATGAGAGAAACTGGTAATGAATCTGTTACAAACTCTTTTTCAATTTCAACAGCTTCTTTAAAAATTTCATGCACCATGGACTCTGGCAATTTATTGTCCAACATTTTATAGAGTTCAATTGCAAATTCGCAGTGAAGGTTCTCGTCACGGCTGATAAATTGATTTGCTGTTGATAGTCCAGGCATAAGTCCTCTATTTTTAAGCCAATAAATTGCACAGAATGAGCCAGAGAAGAAAAGGCCTTCTACGCATACGAATGCTAGTAGTCTTTGAGCAAACGATGGTCTTTCACGTACAAGATAATTGAGTGCTTCAACATGTTGATGGTGTAGTGGTCTATCTGCATATTTGTTACTGTCATGCAAAAACTGGAAACTTTTCATGTACTTTTTGGGAATTGTTTGTTGTAAAGTTGAACCTTCTTGGATCCATTTCAAAGTCCAATCAGCTTTTTTCTTCACACAAGGAATAGTTTCAATTGCTCTAAACAAGTTATTTTTTTCATTAGTGTCAGAAATGTATGTATCAATAAGAGTTGCATATTGGTCAGAATGTATTGCTTCCATCATGATTTGAACTGCATAGAAATTACGCGCTTCTGCAATTTGAACTTCGTTATAAAAATTCACAACAAGATTTTCATTTACGATACCATCACTAGACGCAAAAAATGCGAGGACATGTTTAATAAAATGTTTTTCATTTTCATTCAACTTTTGCCAATCTACAAGGTCATCTGTCAATTTTACTTCTTCTACGGTCCAAAATGTGGCTAAATGTTGCTTATAAAACTTCCATAAATTATGATGTTTAATAGGAAAAACGGTATAACGGTCGGCTGCTTCTTGTTGCAAAATCTTTTCCATGGTATTAAATATAGTTTTGGATTATAATTTATTTTTTTTTAAATACGTTTATTTCAATATATAAAATAAGAGTCTATTATTATGATAAATTTGAAAGTGATCGGTTATTATGGTCACTATAATGCTGGTGACGAGCAATATAAAATAACTTTTAAGCAATTGTTTGACAACTATCTTTCGAATTACAATATTGAGTTTATTGATTGTGACACCATAATTTCGTATACATTTCATTCTACTGATGTTATAATAGTTGGTGGGGGAGATGTTTTAAATGACTACTTTTTGGACAAAATCATCGCAAAGTTTAATGGATGTAACAATAAAATTATTGCGGTTTCAGTAGGTCTTCCGTTTAAATCAACACTAACAAAAACGAGCAAGCTCAATATAATCGACTATATATTTGTAAGAAACAAATGTGATATGGACTTGTTTGCAACTTATTTTCACATACATAGAGTATATTATTTGCCAGATATATCATTCTTACTCTCAACATATATAACAGATAGCAACAATATTTACCTAAATAGATTATCGTTAATCAAGAACATGAACAAAAAGATAGCATGTATTGCGTTAACAAGGCACATTTATACTCATAATTCAGCATCTTATACTTATATAGTTAGTAGTATATGTCATATTATCAAAACGTTATTGAGCAAAAAATATCATATATTGATTGTACCGTTTAACTGCAATCCACAAAATGATAAAGAAAATGACATGTTAATCAACCAAGACTTACTTAGTGAGTTGTTGTCGTCGACAAGAGTGACATTGTCTGATGTAACATTTGTATCTGAATGGCAAGAACCTATTATTTTGTTTGAAATGTTCAAGTATACGGATTTATGTATTTCGATGAGATATCATGGGTGTATGTTTTCCTTTAATAATAACGTTCCTTGTTTTCCAATATTTACGACAAGAAAGGTAAAAAACTTGTTACTGGATTATAATTGGCAATATGGTTATGAGCTAGAAGTTGATGCAAATGGTTATCCAATTAAGTTTGATGAACAAATTTTATACAATAGATTTAACACATTCTTGTACTCGGTTGAAAAACGTAATAATCTAAAACAAAAACTACAAGACATTAATGCGTTTAGTTTGCCTAATCAAATTGACAAATCTCGGAAAATTCTTGTAGATGCTCTTACTATACCTTATTCAAAAGCAAATATAAAATCATTGACGAATAATCAAACAGACAAGTTTAAAGAAAAAATAAACTCAATATTGTACTCGATACAAAAATTTGTGAATGACAAAGGATATAGTGATTTTAGAGATATCAAGGACGATAATCTTCAAGATATTATTGTAAGTATTGTTTCATATAATTTGACAAATGGTGATATTCATTCCAACTATTATTATGGTTTGAAAAGTAAAATGTTCAATGTTCAATACAATTATGAAGAGGAATGGACTTGGATAATGCAACAAGAATCAAGTGCCAACAAAATTAAAAACGGAGTTATGCACAACCCTTTTGGTTTGTTTAACATAGGTTATATAAATCAAAATGATTCATCAGGAGTACATAGATTTGGGTGGCAATATGTGTATGAACATATAAAACACTTGCATAATGAATCTTGTGATTTATATTTGGACTTGTATTTGGATAAAACATTTCATTGGGACAAAGAAATAAACAAGATATTAGGAGTGATACCGTACAAGAAAAAATGGATGGGATTTATACATCATACGTTCGAGACATCGTTTAGTGATTACAATTGTTATAATTTACTTTCGTGTAATGAATTTCTAGAATCCCTAAAAATGTGTCAGGGTCTTTTTGTGTTATCTAGGTATTTAAGTGAAAAATTAATTAATGAGCTTGCTTACTTGGATATTCATGTGCCTGTGTACGATTTGATTCATCCTACGGAAATATATGTTCCAAAATTTTCAATTGATAAATTTTTAGAAAATAAAAACAAACAGTTAATTCAAATAGGAGGGTGGTTACGTAATATATACTCATTTTATAAACTTACTTTACCACGAAATTTAAAGATGCATATAGGATTTTTAATAGGAGATAAAAGCAAGAAAGCATTAGCAACACATGATGTAACATTAGGAAAAGTTGTATTAAAAGGTAAGCATATGGATAATTATTATCCTCTTCCTAGTTTTCTCGAATCTTTACATCAGTCTTTGATTACAAATAACTCACAGAACACCGTTTTACCATATATTTCACACAACATTAGCCAAAACGTTTCTACGGCGCCGTCGTGTGATTTAATGGAAAAAAGAATAACAAATAATTGGTATAAGCACATGTACAGTGATGTATCAACAATGGTAAAGAGTGTAAATGTAATAACTTATTTAACAAATAATGAATATGACAATTTGTTAACGTGCAATATTGTATTCGTAAACTTAGTCGATGCATCTGCAGTAAATACTGTTATTGAGTGTATTGTAAGATATACACCTATTATAGTAAATAAACATCCAGCTGTGGTTGAGCTTTTAGGTGACGACTACCCATTATATTTTCCACATGAGCCTGACAATTATACCTTAATCAATAAACATGTAAATTTGTTACTTAAAGATTCATCAAATATTAAAAAAGCTCATTATCATCTCCAAGAGTTAGATATTACAAAATTCACTATTCAGGCATTCATTAACAAATTAGTTGCGTTAATACGTGATAACAAAATTTAATTAATATATATATGGAGAATTATCCAAAAGTATTTGAAGCACCAAACACGGAAAGTGTACCGGCCTTTGTTTTGCCAGGATCAAGTGATATTATGATAATTACAAGTAAAACAAATGGTTTATAAGTATATTTTTTAGAAAAATATTTTTATTTGTAAAGAATATACACATGGCAGACAACAGAACATCAGGAAATTACAAACTTGATGCTCAAATTTTCGAAGATCAAGTTGTCATACGAGACACTACATATGCTGGGGCAACGAGTGGTGCATTGGTAGTTGAGGGAGGTTTTTCTACCAAGGACACTTATGTCACAGGGCACGTGGATGTTAATAATGTTCGTATTACACCAAATTTGAATGATATAGTACATGAACAACAATATATTGCAAATAACAACGTTACGGAACCAACTGATGTTAGTGGTTTTTACTTTGATAATTCTATAGCAAATTCATTTAAAGCACAAGTAAACGTTACTGTATCTACTGGTGTATCAAAATATGCTATATGGGAATTGACGGGTATTTATAAACCTAATGGTTGGGAAATGTTATCGTCATTTACAGGAGATATCACAGGTGTGAATTTTACAATTTTTACATCGGGTGGTTTTGGACAAATTCAATACACAAATACTAATAATGCAGGTACAACAACTTTTAGATATAGAGCTATGACAACTGCTCCTCCGGGAAGTAGTCCAACTGGTTCGACAGGCATTATAAACAATACATCAGGTCCTTTTATTGCTGATAGACTATTGTTTTCAAATACAATTAATACCATTGCTAATACTGATATCATTTATGACTCAAGTGTATTTACATTAGGTGGCACAACAAGATTCTTGGCACAAAATGCTACCGAATTCGTTAGTTTTTCAAATGGTGGTGGTATCACATCTATGGGTGACGGATCAGTTGCTAAAAAATTTATTGTTGGTGAGAAAATCGGTATTGCAACCACATCTCCACAATATGAAATTGATGTTGTAGGTGATATTAATTTTACGGGTGATTTATATCAAGATGGTCAAATGTTTTCAGGCTCGGAATGGGAATTGATTGGATCAAATGTAGCATTTACAAAAGGTAATGTTGGTATTAATACGACTGCACCATCTGCAACATTAGATGTGGTTGGAAATGCACGAGTTTCAAATTCTATTTCTACGGGCACATTAATTGCATCCACCACTGTTTCTTCAAATTCCTTTTCAGGTGGAAGTGTACAACTTTCAGGTAATGTATCGGCTGCAAATATTAATGTTTCTGGTATGGTATCATCAGCAAATATTGCTGCTCAATTTATGTCAACTGGTTCATTAAATGCAACAGGTATTACGGCATCAAATATCAATTTTACTGGAGATCTTTACAAGAATGGAAGTATATATGTGAGTTCACAATGGAAAGATGGCGCCTCTGGATCACTTTTTTATACTACAGGTAATGTAGGTATTGGTACTTCAACTCCAGAGGTGTCTCTTCACGTTTCAGGAGGTTCTAGAATTACAGGTACATTAGTTGCCGGTGATATTAGTACAACTACATTTAGTTCACAAACATCTACATTAGGTAATTTTGTTGGAGGGTCGGGAACTCTTGGTGGAAGTTTGACAATTGCCGGAAATCTTACAGTGCAGGGTACAACTACTAGTGTTAACACTACAACAACACTTGTTGAAGATAATCTTCTTGTAGTGAATAGTGGACCAGCTAGTTTGGCAGATGGTGGTCTCCTTGTCAAACGTTTTGAAAGTGGTACTGCAGGAAGTTCTAATTATGCAGGAGTATTTTATAAAGAATCTACTGATGAAATTACTCTTGCTTATACAAGTAGTGATCCAGGTGCAAGTCCTGTAACAGTGTCAAGTTACATTCCACTTCGAGCAGACTCTGTGTTTTTACAGAGTTCAACAGATGCCACTGGTCTTGGAACGGGGGGTGCTCTTACAGTACCAGGTGGTGCTTCTATTGGGAAGAAATTGTATGGTCAAGATATTATTGCTTCAAATGTTTCAAGCTCGACACTCAATGTTACTGGCATTACAGCTTCAAATATTAATTTTACTGGTAGTTTGTATCAAAATGGAGCAATTTACATTAGCTCACAATGGTCAAGTGGAGATGCTGGAAAACTAAGTTATACATCCGGAAATGTAGGTATTGCTACAACTTCTCCAAACTTCACATTAGATGTGAACGGTACAGTGTCAGCAACAACTATTACAAGTGCTAATGCTCAATTGTCAGGAACTGTATCAGCAGGTACGCTTCAAGCTGGTACAACAAATGTTAGTGGTACCCTGTCAGCAACAACTATTACAAGTGCTAATGCTCAATTATCAGGGACTGTATCAGCAGGTACGCTTCAAGCTGGTACAACAAATGTTAGTGGTACTCTGTCAGCAACAACTATTACAAGTGCTAATGCTCAATTATCAGGAACTGTATCTGCAGGTACGCTTCAAGCTGGTACAACAAATGTTAGTGGTACCCTGTCAGCAACAACCATTACAGGTGCTAATGCACAATTGTCTGGAACGGTGTCTGCAGGTACGCTTCAAGCTGCTAATACAACAATAACGGATACGCTTTCAGTTGCAACTATTACGGGTGCTAATGCACAATTATCCGGAACGGTGTCTGCAGGTACGCTTCAAGCTGCTAATACAACAATAACGGATACGCTTTCAGTTGCAACTATTACGGGTGCTAATGCACAATTATCCGGAACGGTGTCTGCGGGCACATTACGAGTTGAGAATGGTATATCCGCAGGAAGTGTAAAGTTTTCTGATATCAAAACAGGAGACATTAATGCAACATCAGTAGTAACGGATAGTCTAACTATAAGTCAAAATGTTAATTTTAATGATGTTACAGCTGGAAATATAAATTTCACTGGAGACCTTTATAAGGATGGTGCTTTATTTTCTCAGCCCCCCCAATGGTCTACATTATCGAATAATGTAGTATATACTAAGGGTAATGTCGGTATAGGAACAACAAGTCCCACATTTACTTTGGATATAGCAGGTTCACTTGGTGTTACAAATAGTATATCGTCTTCAAATTTGCAAATTGGAGACACTGGTTCTATTGCAAATCTTGTTACATCCGATATCAAAGCTTTAATGATTTCAGGTGGTTCTATTGGAATGTCAGGTGCAACATTTGGAACTATTTATTCCAATTTAATCACTTCAGGTTCATTTGGACTGGTTGGTGGAAGTATAGGGACATTGTATAATGAAACGTTCATTAATGTCAATAGTAGCATTGGAGACTTGGCTGCTACAAATATTTCGGCAGGAACAATTTATGCTTCTGATGCTACAATATCAAGTATTACATCTGCAGAAATCATTGGTACAAACATGACTTTGACATCGGCAACTGTGTCTTCATTAAACATTAGTTCTGGAACATTTAACACATTTACGTCAAGTCAAGGAACTGTTGGAAATTTATTTAGTACAAACGTGACTGCTACTGATTTGCTTGCAACTAATGCAAATATATCATCAAGTACAATTTCCAATTTAGAAGCTACAACATCTACAATTGGTACATTGCGTAATACAACTTTAACAACAACTGATATTAATAGCACAAATATATATGCCACTCTTGTTTCATCTGGTTCAATAATTAGTCCAAATGTATCAATTGGTACATTACATTCTACATTGATTTCAGGTGGTACATTGCAAATTTCAGGAAATGCAACAATTGGAGGTAATTTATTTGTAACGGGAACAACATTTGCTACAAACTCAACTATTGTGAATGTTGTAGAAGATGTTCGTACAACTGGATCACTTCATGTCAATAATAATGCATATATTAACGCATTATCTACAGGAACAATTCAAACGACTACATTGACATCTGGATCTTTATGGGCTTCGAACGCTACAGTAAGCTCTTTGTTTGCAGCTAATGCAACAATGACTGATGTCAATGTTTCTAATCAGACTGCTACTAATCTTTTTGTAACAAACATAACGGCAACTTCATTACAAGCAACTACTTTCTCATCTGGTACACATCACTCTACTAATTTCACAGCAAGCACACTGTATGCCGAAAATTCTCTTCTTAACAATGCAACGGCTTCAAACATTCTTTTGTCAAGTGCTACAGCAGCTGGTTTATTCATCAATGATATTACATTTAGTACATCCGCTGCAATTGAAATTACAAATGTAACAACATCAACATTATTTAGTAATAACATTAATTCAAACAACTTTAGTACATCATCCGCTCAAATTAGTGACGGTACTGTATCATCTATTTTTATAACTGACATGACTGCTGGAAGTGCATTTATTACAAGTACAAACATCACAAATATAACTGCAGAAAATTCTATCGTAACTAATTTTACTGGTACAAATATTCAAGTTGCAAATCTAACAAGTTCCAATCTGTCAGTTGGTACAGGAGATTTTAGTACAATAAACACTGGTAATGTATCAGCCGGTACGGCAAGAGTTGCCAATATTATATCTACAGCTGTTTCTACTGGTAACTTATATTTAACAGGTGATATATATCAAAATGATTCATTATTTAGTGGAAGTGGAAGTACACAGTGGGGGACTGGTTCTGGTTCTAGTATTCATTACACAACTGGTAATGTGGGTATTGGTACAACAAATCCAACTACTACTCTTGAAGTAGACGGTACTATCAAGTCAACCAATGCCACATTTACAAATGCGACTATTGGTGCATTTTATTCAACGGGAATTACAATGGGTGGAGACCTTATACCAGCTGTGACAGATACATATAGTTTAGGTACTGCTACTAATAGATGGAAAGAACTTCATGTAGCTGAGTCGACTATATTTATTGGTGGAAAACCATTGTCAGTTGTTGGCGATAGATTTTCAGTTGATAGAATAGAGATTATTGATACACGTGAAGCTCAAAGTATAACATCAGGTGCTTTTGTGGTAGCAGGAGGCATGGCTGTTCGTAAAAACTTGCGTGTAGGAGGTAATGCTATTGTAGATGGTGATTTAAGTGTATTAGGAACACTTACAGCTGTCAATAGGACAGAATCTAATATTTTGAATGAAAATGTAACACTCGGCACCTTAAACCTTACATTTGGACAAGTTGTTAATGCGACTATTACGTCATTGAGTTCAAACAACTTTTCGGCAGGTTCAATTGCTGCTTCTTCAAGCACTCTTTCAAATATTGTTACAACAAATATTACAGGTTCAAGTATAAGATTGTCTGGCACGGGTATTATTCCAACTCTCACAAGTACTACTATCACATCCGCATCAGTGCGAGCTGGAAGCGGTACTATTTCAAATCTTTTTGCTCCTGATTTTAGAGGAAGTACAGCAACATTAACACATTTGTTTTCAACATCAACTGGTACAATTGCAAACTTGCGAGCTACTTCAATAACTGTTCCTAACATAGCTGTTACAAATGTTACAGCCAGTTCTTTGAGAATAACAAGTACATCTGGTTTAAGAGTAGGAGCCGGAGGTGATGGTGGAATATTTTATTCTGACTACAACAAATATGGAGTAACATTGGGTGTATCATGGATATTAGAGGATTATGACGACTCAACTGGATTAACATTTAGAAAAGCAACAACAGGAAGATATACTACTTTGCGAGCTAATAACAACGATTTTAGAATTTTGAATTTTAATGGATCAACAACTCGGACAGATTTTATGATATCTTCTAGTGGTTTTGTTGGTATTGGTAATATAACAAATCCAACTAGTACTTTACACGTTGGTGGAAATGTATTTAGCACACAGAGTTTTATTGGTTCAAATGTGAGCGTATCGGGTACAGTTTCAACAGGTACATTGAGGTCAGAGTTTATTAGAGCGTCTACTAATGTTGGAATTGGAACCGCTAGCCCATCTGTGCCATTGCACGTTGTAAGCACAACTAACAATCCAGTTCAAGTTCAAGTAACAAATGCAGCAAGTAATGCTGCCATAAATTTAACAAATAATTCAAGTTTAAATGCATTTATTGGTTTTGGTGGAAGTTCGTATTCAAATTCATTATATAGAAATAGATTTTTTATTGAGTCACATAGGGACATCGTTTTTACAACAAATAATACTGATACCATTGCTCGAATGTTTATTAATACTTCTGGTAATGTTGGTATTGGCACGTCAGCACCAAGTTCAAAATTGCAAGTAGCTGGTGGAAACTTAGAATTGGATGGACAATCAGCTCCAACTGTTGTGTTAAGATCAAATACTACTAATGCCACAAATGCAGGTGAAATTCAAATGCTTGAAAGTAACAATTTGTATGGATGGAAGTTGCGTCACAACTCGGTATCTACAAGTGGAGATCCATTTGAGATTATAAGGTTAAATAATGGTACAGATATTAAAATGATGGTCTTTACTAAAGATAGCAATATTGGTATTTTAACTACGTCTCCAGCATATACACTTGATATTAATGGCATAATGCGTTCAACTACTGTTTACACCGGTCAATTGACATCTCTAACAGGAAGTATAAATGTTACTGGAAGACTAGCAGTTTCAAATAGTACTGCAAGTGACAGTGCTGCTACAGGTGCAATTACGGTTGCCGGTGGCGTTGGAGTAAGTGGAAATGTAAATGTTGGTGGAAATATATCTGTTGCAGGTAATTTAAGTGTTCTTGGTACAACTACCACAGTAAATACAGAAACAACGCTAATTGAGGATAACTTGATTGTAGTGAATAGTGGACCAGCTAGTTTGGCAGATGGTGGTATGCTTGTAAAACGGTTTGTTTCCGGAACATCTGGAAGTGCGAATTATGCTGGTATGTTTTACAAAGAATCAACAGATGCAATTACCTTTGCATTGACAGACTCAGATCCAGGTGCCAATCCAATTACTATAACTAGTTACCTTCCTGTTCATGCAAATAATATTGTCCTTGAAGGAACAGCAAATGCAACTGGAGTTGGACTTGGTGGTGTTCTTACTGTTCCAGGAGGTGCTTCTGTTGCTAAAGATCTTTATGTTGGACAAACAATTAGTGCTACTACTCTAACCGGAACAAATGTAACAGTGACAAACATCTCAACAGGAACTATTCAAGTAGAAACTGGAATTACAGCTGCGAGCGCACAATTTACAAATGTAAGTGCAACCAACATCACATCTGCAACACTTAACTTGAGCACTGGAATAACAGCTGCGAGTGCACAATTTACAAATGCAAGTGTAACCAACATTACATCCGCAACACTTAACTTGAGCACAGGAATAACAGCTGCGAGCGCACAATTTACAAATGCAAGTGTAACCAACATTACATCCGCAACACTTAACTTGAGCACAGGAATAACAGCTGCGAGCGCACAATTTA